GAGAATGAAGAGCTTAAGAAAAGAATTGATGGCTTGTCTTTAGCTATTGATAGAAAGAACTTTGAAGTAGATGAATGTAAAACATCATTTGAGAATATGCGGAAGGCCTATGAACAAGAAGCAAAGAGTGCTAATAAGGAACTAGAGAAGAGACTTGAACTGGAGAAGGAATATGAAGTTAGGTTGAAAGAACTTAACAATGGTCTTGTAGATGTTACTAGAGAAAATAAAAAGTTTTGTAAGATCATTGAAGATCAAAAAGCTGAAATCGAAAAGCTAAAGAAAGATATTGTTGATTATGTCTTTGAAAAGGATGAACAAAAGCATCCTATGTACCCTCTTCACTGGGGTGGTTATGAGCCTGAAAAGTGGAGTACAACAAAGGTTGCTGTAGATGATGCTGTTCAAGCAAAGTTGAGGGAGGTATATGGTATTGAAGAGAAAAAGACTTTTAAGCCTTGGGTTGAAGAGCCTATTGATTGGAAGGGAGAGGAAGTGGAGTTTAATGCTAAAGAGCTTCTGAAGAGAGTTACAGAATGTGCAGAATCTCTGCCTGTGTCACTTCCTAATGAGCTTCAGAAAGATAAAGAGTGGATCTGTCCATGTAATATGTGTAAACATGCAAGGGAAGAGAATACAGAAAAGTCTTGGGAACAGACAGCATCTGATTTAGCTTTAAGAGTTGTAAAGCTTGAAAAGAAGATAGAAGAGCTTACAATCATTAAACACACTAGTGATCCAAACTACAAGTACTTCCTGGAGCACGGAAGGTGGCCTTACAATAACGAAACTAAAGAATAATATGCCTAAAGCAATCTTAGAATTTGATCTTAACGAAGATCAGTATGAATTTGAACAAGCTGTTAATGCTAGTAAGTATCGCTCTGTTCTTTGGGACTTAGATCAGTTTCTTAGAAACATAACAAAATATCCTTCCGATGATATGAAAGAGGATCAACTCACTCCTTATTATGCCCTTCGTGAAGAACTTCATAAATTAATGGAAGAGTATAATATAACACTCGACTAATGAAACCTACTGTTGTTTGGATTACAGGGTTATCAGGTGCTGGTAAGACTACTACTGCTAATGCTTTAAATGAAAAGCTTAAAGCTGAAGGTTGTAGATCTGCTGTAGCTGATGCTGATACTTTAAGATACAATTCAAAAACTCCTATTGGATTTGATATTGAAGGTAGATGGAAAGCTGTTAACACAATGATCTATGCTGTAAGAAATATGATTGAATTTCAAAGAGCTGAAGTTGTTATTGTAGCAAGTATTTCTCCTCTTAAACAAATGAGAGCATTAGCACGAGATATTTTAATAAAGTACTGTAACGCTAGATTCATTGAAGTTTTTATGGATACACCTCTTGAGATATGCGAAGAAAGAGATCCGAAAGGTTTGTATAAGAAGTTTAGAGCAGGTCTCATTAAGGATATGTCTGGAATTGACTCTCCTTATGAAGTACCAGAATGGCCTAATGTAAGAATTCATCCAAGATCTACAGCTTATGGTAAAATGACAGTTGAACGAGCCGTTAATATCATTTATAATCAAATACATGAATCCACATTACTTACAAATACATAACGATACATTAGTTCCAACAGATTTAGAGTCTGGTCCGTATTTTCATACTTGGGATTCTTCTAAAAATGTATATACAAAATTGAAATACGCTCCAGAAACAACCAACGAAAAATCTGCAGCAGGTTTAAAAATTGCTGAGACGCTTATTAAAGCTATTAGTGGTCCTACAATGGATCACGAAGCTATCAGAAACGCTAAACAAGAATATGTTGCCTTAACAAGTCAGTGATAAAAGCGTTTTTAATTTTGTGTGTTTTTGCTTGTATTCTTAAGGCAAGCGAAGCCGATAACACAAATAATCTATTTTTCTTGTCAGACGAAAAGCAAGAAATATGCGATAAACTAGAAAACAATTTTGAACTTTCTTTATATCGTTCAGAGCGGTACGAAATAAAATTATCTGGTCGATTAATTTTAAATAATATTTTACCAACTACAGGAATTTCTGTAACACCTTATACAGCAATAAAATTATTATACTAGTTGACTCTCACTAAGAATATACGAATATATGATATATGGATTACAACTTGCACTTAACACAAAGTTTAAATACAATTATAAACAAACTTGATCGCATTATAGAACTGCAGACACCTAAATCTTCTAAAGATTTACTGCTTGAACATATTTCTACGTATTCAGCTGACGTAGATCCAAATTTTACAAACAACGATATTGGCCTTTCAGGAGGAGCTGATACAACGACAGATATTAATTGTAACGATAAACTTTGTACTTGCGGAAAGTAACATGAACGAAAGCAATCCTCTTGAAATTGGTATTTTAATTTTTTTGGGTTGTTTGTCGGTTTATTTGTTTGAAAGACTTATAGCAAAAGCTTTTAAGACTTTTATTTTTGCTTTGATTTTGTTTGTTGCTCTTATTGTATACAATTATCATTACGAACAAAATAAGAAAAACAAACTCCCTCCATTAGAAGCTCAAGATGTTTTACATTGGACTGCATTAAAGACAAAATTAGTTCCTTACGAAAAAGAAGCAATTAAAGATATCAAATCATCCTACAAAGAAGCAAAAAAAAGTATCAAATAATATGTTTAAAAAAATTGAAAAACGAGAAGAGTATTTTATTAGTTTTTCAGACGAAGAAGCTGCTCAATTAAATTTTAAATTAAATCAAAAGTTTGATTTTGTTCCTCATGAAGATGGAAGCATAGAACTCAAACCTTGGACAACAGTTGATCTAGGAGATATCAGTGAGTTTCCTCGTGAAGTATTAGAGTTGTTTGTTCTACAATCTTTGGAACAAGATATACCTGTAAATCAAGTTGTTAATAATTTGCTAAAAGAATCTTTAGCTAAGAATTAAATGTAGCCTAAATGTCTCAGACGAGCGTTTTCGTCGTGCTCTGAAGTATTAGCTACTACAGAAACAACAGTTGGAGTAGCTGTTTCAGTACTTTTTGGAGTTTCTGTCGGAGTTGGAATGTTGTTGGATTCTGGAGTTTGTGTTGGAACTGCGGTTTGTTTAAAAAACAAATCAAATAAAGCCATAAGCTTATTTAACGCAAACTGTTTAAAAAGTAATTTGTTTAGCTAAATAGCTTTATGAAGAACAAAACAAACGTGTTTTATATTTTATTGTTTTTGGTTGGATTTCTTGCATCGAGTTGTACAAACTATACCGAAAAACAATCTGAAGCTGTAAGTCAAAATGTATATGCTACTACTGATGCTCTTGCAAAGGAAAGAGTAGATCTGGCGTATTTTTATTCAAATGAAGTTACAAAATTTATTAAGCCTCCTAAACACCCTGTTAAAATTAGTGCAGTTTACGAAGCTGGAACAGTAGTTCAGAAATCTAAAAACGCAGAAAAAACAAGAGTTATTATTGTTCCTCCTCAATATAGAAACGATAAAGTTATAGTAATTGGTTCAACTGAATACGATGAATTGATAAAAGATCGTAACGAAAAAGCTAAATTTGTGCAAGACAACAAACGTATGGCTGATCAATTAGTTATCGACAACAAAGAACTTGTACATCAAAAAGATATGAAGGACAAAATGGTTATTGACCTTAATCACCTTCAACAACAAATCTATAAAAAGGATCTAGAATTAATGTGGAGAAATATTATCATTATAGGTCTTCTTGCTCTAATCGGTGTGTATTTTTACGCAAAAGCTAACGGACTATTCTTTCTTTAAACTTTATGCACAACCTACATGAAATAACAACATCCATTGAATCTACTTTAGCTAAAGAACTATCTGCTGCAAAAGTAGAAGCTCCCATAATAAAACAAAAGACGTTCAACCTTATTACTCATACGTATCAATGGTGTCACGCTAATCCTACAAAGGCTGCAGCAATCGTATCTTTTATAGTTGGTTTTATTCTTGGTACTATATTATAATAAATATATACATATATGTGGGGTGCCCTTGAAACCGTAATGCGTTCTGCTACGGCCTTTCTTGAATACGGAAAGGCTCCTCCAGGTACTCCAGAAAGCTTGAAAGAAGCAATGGAAAATCAAAACCATTTGGCTTCTAAAAAATTCTTTGTTATTGCTTCGTCGTTTGTAATTCTTGGAACATTTTATTTTTTGAGTGTCGGTATTTTGTTTTTATTGCCTAGAGATCCTGTTATTGCAGGAGGTTTTGTAACTATTTTCTCTAAAGTAATGGAAGTGTTTAGTATTATTATTGCTACGTATCTCGGTGTACAGGCTGCTGTTGATCTCAGATATAGTAGTTCTTCTAATGCTAGTATGACTACACAAGTTGCTACTCAAAATGCTAACATACTAGAAAATGTTGTCGAGTATCTAACAAAGAATGCTAAAGAGCCAGACTATAACATTCAAGAAAACAATTTTATACAATGAAACAACCTTCGCAAGACGCGTTAAATTTAATTTTAGAGTATGAAGTAGGTGGTGGTAAGGATTACTACGACAAATATCTGTCTCATCCTACCTGGCCAGGAGGACATAGCGGTTTAACACTTGGTATAGGTATTGATTGTGGTTATTATTCGGCTGCAGAGTTGGCCAATATGTTTCACTTCTTATCTAATGAACAATTATCTGCTGTGCAAAAAGCATCTGGTAAAACTGGTGAAACAGGAAGAGCATACGTCAAACAAATAAAAAACATAGACATTGTTGTTTCATGGGATCAAGCTGTTAAAATTTTTGAGCAGACAACATGGCCTAAATTTGCTAGATTGACAGAAAGAGCTTTTCCTGGTATTGATCAGTTATGCGATAATGCATATGGTGCTCTTGTTTCTTTGGTGTTTAATCGTGGAAGTTCGTTGTCCGGAGATAGCCGCATAGAAATGAGAAATATAAGAGATTTAGTATCAATAAAAAATTATGCAGGTATAGCTAATGAACTCAGAAAAATGAAGAGAATTTGGGAAGGTAAGGGTTTAGACGGGTTAATTGCACGTAGAGAAGCCGAAGCTAAGTTAGTGGAAACCTGTATATAGGGTAAAAACTTACACAAAATTGATAAATAACCGTATATGTCCCTTGGTAATCCGTTAGATCCGTTCACACATTTGGATAGTCCTTCTTCGGTAGGTAATAATAACAAATGGTACACAATGTTTATTAAGCCAGCTGTAATGGTAGTAGCATTTATGATGTTTTCATATGCAACATTATGGATGGGACAACATTACGTAACTCAAGATAAATTTGCAATCTTTGTAGAAAAACAAATAGAAAGCGAAAAAATAACAGCAGCAGAATCTCAAAAACGATTTGAAGTAACTCAGCAAAAGCTAGAAACAATTATAAACAATCAAAGTATTTTTACAGAAGATTTAAAGCATATTAATCAGACTGAAGCAGGTTTAGATAAAAGAATGGACAATCTGGACAACAGACTCATATATATTGAGAGAAGATATGGTTCAAGTTTAGCATCTCCAGACGTCAATAAGCAGTAATTGAAATTATGTTCTTCGGAGCAAAAGTTGAAAGAGATCCGGAAGTTCAGCGTTTGCGACAAACCGTACAACAGAGAATGTCCGATATTTTAAAGGAATTGGAGCCAGAATCAGTAAAACCACAAGAAGAAATACGTTTTGTTTCTTTTGAAGATGCTCTAAAAGAGCTTGTTGCTTTAAAAAAATCCTAGTTTGTGTAAAAAATGTGTTGCCTTGTCCTAGTTCGTATAGGATATTAAAGGGGTAGTAAATAAACAATCAACACACAACAAAATGCAAAACGACACAAACAACATCAATACACTGACAATCGACGAAGCTATTCAGCGCGTCCCCGCAATTGGAGCAACTCAGCCAGCCGGACACGTTTCCGACCGCTATCAGTTCGTCTCCACTAAAGACATCCTCAGCACGGTCCAGGACTATGGCTGGAGGATTACTAATGCAACTTCACAGAATCAGAGCCCTACTGCTCAGCATCGTGTGACGTTGGTCCACGAAAACGATGTCAACACCCGTAGCGGTGATGGTATTCCTCGCATTGAAATGTTCAATTCTCATGACCGCTCTAAGCGTCTTATGTTTGCAATTGGTTTCTTCCGCTTTGTCTGCTCTAATGGATTGATCATTGCATCTGGTCCTGCAGAGACGATCCGTACCAAGCATCGTTTCACTAACGATCGTCTTACGGAGATTATGGATCAAGTTGGACAGATTTCTGGCCGATTCCCTAAGATTATGAACACGATTGAGGAGTTCAAGAATCGTGAGATGAACGAGCAGGAAATGGTTGCTTATGCTCAATACGCAATTAAGGGTCGCTTCAATTATCGTCCAGAAATGCCTAAGCGTTTCAAGGATCTTGGTCGTACAACCGAGAAGCTTCTTGGAGTTCGTCGAGATGCTGATGCTGGTAATACAGCTTGGCAGGTGTATAACCGAGTCCAGGAGAACCTAATCCAAGGAATTGAGGGATTCAATCGTCCGATCCGCAGCTACGGAGACAACGTTCGAGTCAACCAGTTGCTCTGGAAGGGAGCAGAGACAGCTCTGGTCCATGAGGGCAATCATCTGGATACTGCTCTCAAGCAGCTTCTGATTAAGGACGGAACTAAGGGTAAGATTTCAGTCTAAGAGTACATATACAGGGAGGGCCATTGGGGCCCTCTCATTTGTATAAATAAGCTAGTGAGTTTCAAACAATATTTCGAAGAAAGGTTTTCCTTTACAGGAAGTAAGTCATTAGCAAAAGGTATAGATTTTGATTGGCAAAGTTCTCCTAACGTTCCGGGAACATTCGTTGGTGGCTTCTCGTATAACTTTGAAAATAAAGCTATAGAAAACTATCCAGATTTATCTAGTACTCCGGACGAATATTTTATAACCCACGATTTATATTCTATTACTCTTCAAGATATTACAAAGGGAGATAATCCACTTGAGGGATTTTTGCAGAAATATCCAAAAGCTATCAAAAAGGAACCATATTATTGGATTAGCTTCGAATCATATGAATGGGGAAGCAGAACCGCTTCTATTGCTTCTAAAGTTGCGAGAAATGCTAGACTTATTATTCAAACCGTAATTTCTGCTTTGGATCAAAAACTGAAACCTTCAGATAATATTTGTTTTTCTGCTGATGCAAATGATGAATCTAGAAATTCGTTGTATTTGCTACTTGCTAAAAGGTATGCAAGATCTACTAATAAGAATGTTTCTGTCCAAAAAGACGGAGACGAAAACATATATCTAGTACATTAATGTTGTTTGTAGTTTAATACTGTGTATACTTTAATAAATGACGTCTAATGAAATTGTTCAATAATAATAAATTGACAAGAAAACAATTAAGAAGAGAAGTGTGTATTGTTGCTAAAAGTTTAGGAGTAAATAGAGTTGCGTTTAACAACAAAGCAAAATTTGTATGCGGCTCATATAATAGTAAGAATAAAAATATTTTTATAGACACCAAACAAGATAAAAAAGATTTGCTTTGTACGTTTTTTCACGAACTTGCTCATCATACAGCTGTAAAAAATAGAAAATGGTTACCATATCATACAAATCCTTCAACACCTAATCTTACAGCTTTGAGAAAATTTAACATTGAAAACGGAATAGATAAAATAGCACGTACACTCTGGTATAAATATGTAGACACAAAAGTATGGGGAAAATATAAGTATGGGTATCCAAAAACACAAAAGCAGTATTTAGTGAACAATTTTTTTAAATATTTTAGTAAGTTTTAACAATGAATCTAGCAGATTATATTTACAAGGAAGGGGATCGTTATTATTTCGATACAGAGAATTACACAGATGAAAACTCTATAAAGTTGTCAATAGACTATGAAGATGGAGATAGGATAATGTGGAAAATTGATGGAGTAAAACATTCTGGTGTTCTCAGAGAAATGGGTACAAATAACGGCTTGTTTGCAATAGAAAGAGTTACGACGTTAAAATGAATTTAGATAAAGAACTTTCTGTCTTTGATAAAATCAAATTTACAGAAAAAAATCATAGTTATCAAATCGACGGAGAACATTCTAAAAGTCCGTCTGTTACTCGACTTCTAAAGCTATTTAAAAAGCAGTTTCAGGTCGAAGATGCTGCAGCAAGAGTTGCAAAGCGTAGAGGTGTTACAGTTGAAACTGTAAAAGCTGAATGGAAAATGAATAATTTGTATTCCACAACTCTTGGAACAATGCTTCACAAATATATTGAAAATTATTATTGCAAAAACGATGCTCCTTTTGAAGGTAGTACTGACGAGTTAGGCTTTGCAGAAAAGCAAAAGATCAGAGAAAATTTACCAAAACTAGTTGAGTTTTTTCAAAATTTTTACAGCGATCATTCACACTATACTCCTCTAAGAAACGAATTTATTGTTGGAGATATAGAAGACACTAAAGTATGTGGAATGCTAGACATGCTTGTTCAAAAAGAAGAAGACCAAACAATTGAAATTTGGGATTTCAAGACCAACAAAAAGATTGAACATAGTCGCTGGGGAAATTTACTTGAACCGTTTGAGGATATGTCTGAAGGTTCTATTAACGAGTATACGATTCAGCTCAACACATACAAATATTTTATTGAAAAATATACTAATATAAAGATCAGCAAAACAAAAATTATTTGGTTTAATGTTATTAACAATAACTATCAACTGTTTGAACTCGAAGATATACAGTCAAAAATTAAGCTAATGTTTGAAAAATATAAAATTATGACTGCTTTGAAGGACATAGACCTGTAAAAGTTAACGTAATAGCATAAATAATAGATATGAAGTTTGAAGATTTTTACAATCAGGTATTCGTTATTGAAAAGGACGAAGAAGTACGCAACAATATTGCATCTCCAGAAGATATGGATGATGTAGAGCCTCTTCCACTTCCTACACCTCCTTCAGTTCCTGCAGAGGGTGAAAACACAGACGTTGCTCCAACTCCTACTGGTGGTAATTCCGCTGGTACACTTAGTGAGTACATTAATAAGATTGTAGAGTTTTCTGAAAGTCTTAACAACGATTCTGGAGAGTGTTTAAACAGTCTTTGTAAAAAGCTCGACGTTCCAGGAACTCCTTATGCTGATATTTCTGGCAAGACAGCCACAACAATCGTTCGTGTAACTGGTGGTCTTGGAGATCTTGTTCAAGTTCTTATTGATTATAACTTGAAGTCAGCTGCTGGTGGTGCTCCGAAAGTCTAGTATTGATTTTATTAATACCTGCAGTAAAATTATACTGTGGAATTAAATCAAGAATTTTTAATAGAGCTCTTTTATACACACTGTAAGAGACCTATACACAAAAAGTATCAGAATACTTTTAACGCTGAGTGCCCTGTTTGCAAGGAAGGCAAGTCAGCAGGTCGTTCGAGGCGTTTATTCTACTTTCCAAACAAGGAATACTTTTATTGCCACAATTGTTGTAAGTCTTGGAGATTGCTTGAATGGGTTAAAGAAGTTACTGGTCTTACAATGCCAGAGATCATTAAAAGAAATAATGAAAAAGGAGAAGGAACACCTTTTAAACTTCCACAGGAACCAGTAAAGCCTTTAGAGCTTCCAGATCTTCCTGAGAATTCAATTGATTTAACAGACGATAACCAAGTCAAATACTTCTTTGATGACGACTATGTAATGTTAGCTCAAAAATGCATTAGAAGTAGAAGGCTTCTTACTGCAGTTAATAGTTGTAAAAAGTTCTATATATCTTTAGAAGATAAAGTTCATAAGAACAGGCTTATTATTCCGTTTTTTGATACCAACAAAAAGGTAGTATGTTACCAAACGAGATCCTTATCAGAAAAAGAAATGCCAAGGTATCTCACAAAGTTTGGTGAGAAAGAAATTTTTAATATTGCAAATGTGACGTCTGAGATTCCTCATGTGTTTATATTTGAAGGGCCTATTGATTCGATGTTTGTTAAAAACGGAGTTGCTGTTGCTTCTTTGTCTCCTACTGAAAAGCAAGAAACTACTCTTAATAATCTTATTGGTTATGAAAAGATTTATGTCTTTGACAACGATAAGAATAATGAGCAGACTACTAAACGTATCGAGAAACACATCAAGCAGAACAAACGTATATTTATCTGGCCTAAAGAATTCAGCAAGTTTAAAGATTTTAACGAAATCTGCTGCAGTTTAGAAATTGACGAAATACCTTGGCAGTTTGTAGTAAAGAATTCTGCTGTGGGTCAAGAGGCTTTATTAAAGCAAAAGCTTCTTAAAGTGGCCCTTGGTTAGGTCCACCCATAGAGGATATACCTTTTGCAATCTGACCTATTCCTCCTGCTACTTCTTTCCAATCTCCTTTTTGCTCGGTACTAATGTAGTTAGCAAATTTTTGTAAAGCATCTATAAGAGGAGTAGCTTTCGTGTTAACGGTTTTGCTGTTATTTATATTTTCTATAGTGTATCCACCCTTAAATGATTCAACTTGTGTTGAGGAATCGCTGTTTTCTTCAGGTTGATCATTATTGTTTTGGAAAGCTTTATTAAACTTACTAGCATTAACAGCGTTTCTTGTTTGACCTATGTTAGCACGAACATTCTTTGCAATGTCCTCTTTAGAAGGAACAATTGGATTGTTTCTCATTGCTTTTTCTGCTGAGGATTCTAAAGGAGCTTCCAATAAGAAATCGTTGTAGATATTATCAAATTTAGATTCGTTAGTTTTTTGTTCTTTTTCGAAATACTGATCCCAGTTAAATATTTTTGATTGAGTTGCAGGAGGAGCAGGAACTGGAGTATCAGCTTCTAACAATCTTCCTACCATTTTACTAAAATGTTCTTTTACGTCTTGAAGTGCAGCATTTTGTAGAAAAGCAGCAAAAATGGTTTTAATATCTGTTTTAGGCTTTGAAAAATCGTATCCGAAGCGCTCAACTTCAGCTTGCATGTACTCAAAAGATAATTTGCCAATTAATGTAACGTCGAGAGGTAATGTGTTATTACTAAATTCTTTTTCAAACTCAGCTGGCATTTGAGTTGTTTTGAGATGAGCTTCAAAGTCGACAAGAAGATCTCTACAAAATTTGTCCATTTTTTTGTCATCTATAACAATAGTTTTAACAGTTTTTGATCTAAGGTTTTGTCTTCTTTTGAGTAAAGAAGAAACTGTTATCCATATGCTCTGTTTATTAAAATCTGGAAATAAAACAAACTTACCAATTGTTTCAGCTTTTTTACTAAACTGTTGTACCAACTTTCCACCAAGTATGGAAGTAGTTTTAAAATCTAACAAATCGTCCGAATTAAAGCTTTTGACTTCTTGTCCAAAATCGTTTATTAATTTTTCGTAATCTTGTAAGGTGCATGGAATCTTTTCTTTATCTTTTGATACATAAAAATCTCTAAATCTAGCTATAAGTTCAATTAACGGAAAATACGCTTCAACGTAATTTTGTAAAGATTTATAACCAGAAGAGTGAGAAGATTCTGCAAGAACCGCCTGTATAATTTTTTGATAAATGGTATCATCTGGAAATTTTGTATCAAATTTATTAGTCCAAATAGTAGAAATAGGATTTTTTATTTCGTTCTTGTTTAGAGCGGCCTCCCAATTAAGTGAACCAGGTACAGATGTTGATGTGGTTTCTTCTTTGATATACCTTTGTTTGAGCTTCTTCTTTTTAAGTTTCGAAGCTTTGCGACCTGCTTTATGAACCATTCCAGCAACACTAGCTGTAGTTTTAACATGCGGAGAATTAGCTGCAAACGATAAAGCGTGCACGCTTCCGCCCATATCATTAGAATCGTTTCCAATATGTCCAAATTCATTAATAAGTTCTTCGGAAACAATCTTTGTTAAATCTATCATTAGAGTAATTATCGTTTTGTGGAGATTTTTCAGTAAAATCCTTAAATATACGCATGAAGAAAACCTTTGACGAACTTTGCGACGAGTATTTAGCTGAAAACGCACCTTCCAATCCAACTAACGCGACAACCGGAACAGGTAGCAATCAAATTCAAGCAAGTCCAGCCTCACCTCAAAAACCAACTCCTTCAGCGAGTGGTCAACCGCAGCCTACTCCTACACCAACTCAGGCTAATCAACAAACTGCTCAGCTAAAACCTGAAGACGTTTTACAAACTTTGCACGATCTTGCTGATAAAAACCCTCAAGGTCTTGCTGACGTACTGAAGAAGATTGATACTCATAACAGTCAACAAACGCAGCAGCAAAATTATAATAACGCAGCAGAAAATGCAACCCACTAATCAGCCAAAACCTCAGCAGAGTCGTTGCATCTATTGTGGTTCAACGACACGCGGAAAAGGATGCAGATATGCACCTTATGGGGTTCACTATTTTCCTGATGATCCTAAAAAATGTGCTTATTGTGGATCAACAAATTATGGAAAAGGCTGTCATGTCAATCCAACAAGCGATTTGCACATTCACGGTATAAATTACAATAGTATGTTTAAAGAATCAGTGCAAGGCTTTCTCGAAAACGAAATTTTTATCAATGAACTTAAAAAGGAGTTCAAAGATCTACAAGCTTACAAACTAGGCATTATAGATGAGAACGGAAACAAATTAAAAGCTCCTCTGTCTGAAGCTGAATTAGCCGCTTATTCTCCAATGATTAAAACTATCATTCGTCTGAAGAAGTATCTCGGTTCAAAAATAGACTTAATGGAAGCAAATTCGTTGTTAGAAAACGAAACTTTGCATCTCGAAGACATTAACAAATACAAAAAGCTTTTACAGTATAAAGAGCGTATGAACGAACTTGTAAATGAAATGTACAATGTATTTGATGAGGCTGCAAATGATGGTCTGTCGTTTGACGATGTAAAGAAGTTAATAAAAGCTTGACCTTGTCCAGATGTGTAGGAAGATTCCTGCATGAATCCAATACATTTAACAGAAGATGAGTTAGGAAAAATTATTTCTGCTCTTTTATTTGCTAGCTCGGTTAACGTAGTATATCGAAATTCCGATCCAGTATTTTCAGAAAGTTTGAAAAACTTAGCTAAGACTCTAAAACAGCACAAGCCAGATATTAAGCTTGAAAATATTGAATTTATTAAAGAAGAAAATTACGAAGACGTGTGGTCTGTTGACATACTAGAGTCTTTCAAGGATAATATTAACGTAACAACATTTGAAAACGTATGAGCTATCAATCAACTAAAGTATTAGAACTAGGGTCGTGTGCATTCCGTCAATGGAAAGCTACACATAGTCATTGTCAATATATTCACGGATATCAACTTCTTGCTAAGTTCTATTTTGGAGCTTCAAGTCTTGATGAAAAGAACTGGGTAGTAGATTTTGCTGGGCTTAAAGAGCTCAAAGCAATTCTTAACGATCAGTTTGATCATAAGCTTTGTGTAGCACAAGACGATCCTCTTCTTCCTCTTTGGCAAGAACTTAACAATCAGCGTGGATGTCAGCTTCGTATTATGGAGTCAGTCGGAATTGAGAAGACTGCTGAGTGGTGCTTCAATGCTGCTCAAAAGCTTATTAGTGAAAAGTACGGAGACCGCTGCTGGGTAGAAAAAGTAGAAGTATTTGAACACGAAAACAATTCTGCAATATATCAAAAACCTTAAGTAGGTTGATGATATCGTTTAAGCAGTTTTTTACAGAAGGTCGTTATGTATTAACTGATTCCGAAAGGAATCAGATTAATGCTTTGGCTGAACATTATATAGCCAAGTACGGAGATAAAGCTCCATCAAAAGATATAGTGCTTGGCAATATAAGTTTTGTAGACTTAGCTGATAACAATAAAAAGACAGCTAAAGTTATTTTATCTCCTAAGAAAAGTAAAACTAGTGGATGGTATGACGAAAAGAAACAGACAATAACTCTTTTTTATAATAATACTGGGTTATACAATCTCGAAACTATTGTTAATATGATTTCACATGAAGTGTATCACGCTAAACAACAGTATAAAGACGAAACAAACTACGAACCGTATTCCGACGAAAAACAAAAAGAGCATTATACACATCCTACGGAATATCCTGTTTATGTATCAAATTTTCTTGATGCAATCGAACGTTATTATGTAAATGTTTGCAATAAACGAGACCAAGCTTCTGATGAAAGATCAGCTAAAGTTTGGAAACTTGCTAAAGATAGATTTTTAGCTTTTTTAGAAACTTTCTTAAAGTCTGGAAATTCAAATGCTATCAACATTCCTAGTTTCTTTTCGAGTCATGAACGTTTTATTAACTTTTTAGTCCAACATAAAAACGATAAAGACGTTCACGAAAAATATCAAAAGTTTTTTAAAGACGTAGCAAAAATTTATACGCAACTTAAAGAATACGAAGGCAGATAGTTGACATAATGTCAAAAAGGTTTAAGGTATTTCCATGATTGATACCTCTAAAGAAACGCTGTTTATTAGCGACGATTATTGTTTTTATACGTTAGAAGGAGAAGGAGAGTATGTTGGTCAGCCTTCTGTATTTCTAAGACTTTCAATGTGCAATTTAACTTGCATAGGCTTTGCTTCAGAGGATTCTCCAAATGGTTGTGACTCGTTTATTTCTTGGTCTATTAAGAACAAGATGACATTTGATGAGATTTTCAAGTTGATGGAAGACAACAATTACGTTGAGCATCTTCGTAATAGAGCTATTTTGAAAATTACTGGGGGTGAGCCACTTCTTCAGCAAAAAGCCTTATTGAAGTTTATGGAGTCGTTTGTACAGAAGTATGGATTTACTCCTCGTATTGATTTTGAATCTAATGCAACTCTTATTCCAGACGAGCGTTGGGTAACAGAGTTTTGTGCTACGTTTACGACTTCTCCAAAGCTTACGACAAACGGAGATCCTGAAGAAAAGACATACAAGCCAGAAGTTCTCAAATGGCACGTTGAACATAATTCTGGATTTAAGTTTGTTATTACTTCTGACAGAGACATTGAAGAGATTTGGAGAAAATATGTTGATGATTATAACGGCATTAATGTTCCTCTTCAAAGAATTTGGTTCATGCCTTGTAGTGGATCGAGACAGGAACATATTGCCAATGCACCAGCTGTTGCTGAATACGCAAAAGCTATGCATGTCAACTTTAGTCCAAGATTGCATCTATTGGTTTGGGACCGCGCCCTCAAAGTTTAGTAGATATAATTTCGATCTCCAGTAAATACCTCTCATGAAGATTGCATTTATGGGAGCAGGAGCTGTAGGTAAGAGTACTCTTATTGAAGGTATGATTCAGCAATGGCCTATGTATAAAAGGCCGTCGAGAACATATAGAGATATTATTAATGAACAGGGTTTGCTTGTAAACAAAGAGAGCACAACAGACGTTCAAAAGAACATTCTTAGTGCTCTTGTTGAAGAAGCTCAACTTGCTTCAGCGTCAAACGATGAGTTTATCGTGTTTGATAGATGCGTAGTTGATAATATCGTATACTCTTTGTGGCATGCAGGATATGGCACAGAAGGATTTGATGCAGACTTTCTCAAAGAATCAAAAGATATTGCAAGAGCAGCTCTTCATTATTATGATATCATTTTTTATGTTCCAGCAAGAGACGAAATTCCTTTGACTGAAAGAGAGAACAGAGAAACGGATGCAGTCTTTAGAGAAGAAATTGATAACATCTTTAAAGCGTTAGTATCTTCTTACGAAAAACAATCTGGAGCTTTTTTCCCAGTAGATGATTGTCCAGCAGTTATCGAATTGTTAGGTCCTCCGGATTTGAGACTTCCACAACTAAAACTGTACATAAAGGAAAGTGGCAAGGCTTACGGAGAACAAGATGGAAGTTTAATTTCTGATATTAATACGGACGAGTTTGTTGCTGTACAACAGAGCAGAACTACTGAGTAGGCTTTTTTATAAGCTTCTTCATTCCCATTTTTAATTTCAAAGCCGTATAATTGCGTTCAGGCTTTGTTTGCTTAAGACTATTTTGAGCTGCTGCTTCTAGATCTGGCGATTGAATAGATACATTACCACAGTATGAATACGGTACGTGTTTCATTATAGTGTTAAAATGTTTATCAATAAATGCTTGAAGTATTGAGTTTTTAGCTTTTGAACCCATACACAATACTTTAGGATATTGGCTTTGTGTTTCGTTATAAGCTTTTTCAATATACTCAAGACAAAACCCCATTATAACTTTTTTACCATCACTCGTATTCATATGAATACCATTTTTGTTTGAAAACTCAATAGCCTTCTTAAGCCCTTGTTCAAAAAAAGGGTATATGTCTATAACACAAACACGAGATTTAGGAAAGGTTTTGGTGCTCATTTATTAAAAAGTTTTTTGGACTTTTGCCAAGACGACAGTTTACGATACCGTTGTAGTATTCTTCTTTTAAAATGACGTCTTCGGCAAGTTGTCTTTTAATCTCCCTATATCCTAATGCAAATTTAGAATCACACCACTCTAAAATTGTAAAATTAAATTTATCTTTACCGTATCTAGCAATGTCAGCGTTAAGCTCGTTTGAAGAGCCGGTATATGTCTTCCAATCGCTTTCTTTAGTCGACCTGCGACATTTCTTCTTTCCTTTTAATGGAGGACGTTTGACCTTAGAAACACATTGTTTCTTTCCGATGTATTTTCTATCGTTGATCGTACAAGTAATAAGATAGATGAAACCAAATGCGTCTTCTTTAGGATCTAAACCTTCAGAAAGTTGCCAGTGACCAAGGTCCATACTTACTTTTTCTTCTTAGGCTTCTTTTTGGAACGTCTTTTCTTTCCCGTTAAACCGTTTCTTGTTAAAACTCCAGGAAAAGCCCCTCCAAGAACATTTCTAGCGTCGTCTCCAGCATACTTTGCTTTTGGACTAAATGACGTTTCAGTACTTGTAACTCCAGATCCGTACACTGAACCAGCCCCTCCAGACGTCATCTCTTCATTTAAAACTTGTTCAACGAGCTTGCAAAAATCCATATTGTTATTTAATAAAGTTTGTTGACAATTCTAGGAATGAAAGTTTAATAGTTTTTATCGCTGTTAGTTCCAGCCAATGCTTTATAGCGGGTTCCAGTAGTGGAATAGACAAACAGGAGTCAGCGATCAAGAAATTAAAAACATATCTCGATGTGCGCATGTGCGCGACCGTTGTCTGGCTTATGCCAGGACCACTCAAACAAATTGCTTTTATAGGACAACCGAGAGAGCTTGATAGAAGGTATCTGAAGTTTGTTAAACCCGACCGAGACTCGCTTTAAACGGAGTTATTACAATAAGGAAGGAGGTTTCCCCAGCAATGGGGGACCTCCCTCCCAAAGATCTACATTTCCGGAATTAATACAATCTTTAAGGGGCTTTTAAAGGGCTCTTAAGAGGCTTCAGATAATATTATCTGTAGAAAATTTTTGTGTTTGCTGTATATTGTTGTAGATGAGTGAGAAAACTACGGTAGATTTGTTTGCAGAATACCATCAAAAGATTGAAGAGTTTTTAAAGTTTGATGAGATGAATATTAAAGATTCTCAGCTGTCCCTGGCGTCCGTGAGACATTACTGGGTAGGCCGTTTGATGTTTCATAAGCAAGAAATTAACAAGTTTAAAAAGCTCAAAGATGAAGCGTCGCGAAAACTCAGAACACGTATTCAGAATGAATCTCCTGTAGGCTTAACAGCTAAAACAATTGCAGACTCAGTTTCTTCTCATGAAGTTATTCAAAAAATTGAAGAAGAAATTGTTAATAACGAACTTCTTGTAGAGTATCTAACAAAAGTAGAAAGCAATCTTAGAGATGCTCAGTATGGTATGAACAATCTTACAAAGATTATAACACTTGAAACAACCTGATGAGTAAAATTACGTTTGATTTTGATACTGTTGCTAGAAAGCCAAAACTTTCTGGTGATTGCTTTGATGTCATTCGTGAACATTTTTCAGCAGAAGATAAGGCTCAAGCTTTTATTAGAAGGCGTACAGGCAGAAACATTCCAGTTAGAAAATACGCTATAACACAAGCTGGCTGTTATGATTTTCCGTTTTTTTCTACACTACATAAGTACATTAGTACTATAGTTTCTCCTCTAGAGTTTAACTACACTCAATCAATGCTGAATGTCATGAGTGAGAAATTGACTCATCTATCAGAAGAAGTTGATCAACTTTCATTAACACCTAGAGACTATCAGTTAGAAGCAGTACAAATTGCTTTAAAGAAAGGAAGAGGCATTATAGTTCTTCCTACTTCTGCTGGAAAGACGCTTGTAATGGGCATGATGGCTAATACTGTTCTTAAAAGAACAAATTACAGAATCTTAATTCTTGTTCCTGACATACAACTTGTTCAACAATCTACAGGAGATCTGCTTGAATACGGTATTGAACCTTCACTCATATCAAAATGGACTGGTAATCACGAGTATCAAAACACAAAAATTGTTGTAGCTAACAGTCAAATATTATTATCAGAGAAAACCGATACGAGCGTTCTGCAAGGCTTTAATGTTGTCATTGTCGATGAGTGTCACAAACTTGCATCAGCTGAAAAAATTTCAAAGCTTGTTAAAAAACTTAAATGTAAACATATCTTTGGTTTGACTGGTTCTTTACCTGAAGCTCAGTTTGATGTATGGTCGCTTAATAGAATTTTTGGAGATGTTTTATATCAACTTAAATCAATTGACTTGAGAAACGAAAACTATATTTCAAAAGTTAGAGTAGTTTCTTTACAGATAGAATATAAAAATCCTCCTATATTTTCTGCTCCTTCAATGGCTGCTCCTACAATTGGTTATGAAGAAGAAACTACATGGCTTCAAACTAACGAATATAGAAACGGTGTTATAGCTAAATTAGTTAATAAGATGGATACTAACACTCTTGTGCTCGTAGATAGAATAAATCACGGAGAAGTGCTGACAGAGTTTTTAAAACAACACACTAACAAACAAATATACTTTATTCAAGGTTCTGTTGAAGTTGAAGAACGAGAAAAAATTAGACAACTTATGGAACAAACTTCAGGTATTGTGTGTGTTGCAATTTCGAAAATATTTTCGACTGGTATTTCAATTAAAAATCTTCACAATATAGTTTTTGCTGCTATTGGCAAAGCTAGAATTAAGATCATTCAATCAATTGGTAGAAGTCTTCGTCTTCATCATACAAAAGAAATGGCTACAATTTTTGATATTGCAGATACAAGTTTAAATTACGGTTTCAAACATTACGAAGAAAGAAAACGCTTGTACGAAACTGAAAACATTCCTATTATAGTTAGTTCTCTTGTTGAATGTTAACTAACATGCATTATAATAACAATAATTTTATATGACAACAACAACTAAGCCAGTAACTCAAAAAAGAGTTAGACGTACAAAGGAAGAATTAAAGGACGTCTATATCGATCCTATTGAAATGGAGGCGTTAATTGTAACTTATTATGATGGAGAAGAGATTTCAGAAAAGCTTGCTGCAATGATTCAAATGATTGCAACTAGATTAGGATTAGCTCGAAATTTTTATAGCTATAGCTTTAAAACTGAAATGCAAGGAGATGCCATTGTCAAGATGATGACAGCTCTAAGAAGAAAGAGATACAAGTGTGGTGTTGGTTATAATCCTTTTTCGTATTTTACTAAAGTTGCATATCACGCATTTCAAAATTGTATTAAGAAGCACAAGAAAGATTTCGAAACTTTAAAGAGATATCAAGACGAAGTATACGAGAATCATATATGCAGTGGTGAACTCCCTTCAAGAAAAAATACTCATCACGAATCATCTGACGATTATACAGCTAATGGACACTTTGAAGATTAATCCTAAACAGAATAAAGTTTTATTTTTTTCTGATTTGCATTTGGGAGTTCATCAAGACTCTCAAACGTGGCATAATATTGCTCTTAATTTAGCTGATTGGATTAAAGGAGTAATGGTTGAACAAAAACTAGATACGATCTTTTTTGCTGGGGATGTGTTTCATAACAGACACGAAATTGGTGTTAACACATTACACATTGCAAAGCAATTTTTTAACAAGCTTTCTGAATACAATGTTTATCTGATACCCGGCAATCACGATGCATTTCTTTCTTCTACTGTTGAAGTTAATTCTGTAGAGATATTAGCTAATAAAAATGTTCATGTGTTTGTTGAGCAGACAACACTCGAAATAAACGATAAGAAAATTGTATTTTGTCCTTGGAAAACTAGTATAAAAGAATTAGATCCAGTAGACATGTTAATAGGTCATTTTGAAATTGCTAACTTTCATATGACTGCTAACAAAATTTGTGATCATGGTGAAACATCTACTGAACTTTTGGAAAAAGCAAAAGCTGTAGTTACGGGTCATTTTCATATGAGAGATTTTAGAGAATACGAAAACAAAAGTTATATTCTTTATCTTGGTTCTCCTTATGAAATGGATTTTGGAGACAGAGGTCAGCAAAAAGGAGTATCAATCATTAATTTTGACGATCTTTCTATAGAGTTTATTGAAAACAATGTAACTCCAAAACATTTTAGAATTAAAATATCTGAATTGTTAGCTAAGAAATATTCTGATCTTCCATCTATTGTTAATAACAACATCGTTAGCTTGTATGTAGACACAAAAATTGATACTCTTACATTAGATTTGTTAGCAACTAAACTAGCGCAATATAATCCTTTACAGTTTAGAACTGAATTTAATATTTTAGATGATGCACAAGCTGATACAAAAGAAGTTAAAAAGCTTTCTATTGATATTGAAACAGCTTTTCACGAATTTGTAGAACACGTTGAAACCAGAGCTACTAAAAAGGAAGTTCTTGATAAGTGTCTAGAATTATATAAAGTA